CAAGATCCGTCAGTTCGCATCATCGGTCTCTCTGTCCGGTGGTTATAAAGTAGTTATCCTAGATGAGGCTGACTATCTAAATCCCCAATCAACGCAACCTGCTCTCCGTGGGTTTATCGAAGAGTTCTCTAACAACTGTCGTTTCATTATGACTTGTAACTTCGAGAACAAGATCATCGAACCTTTACACTCAAGATGTTCTAAGTACGCTTTCAATTTCAATAAGAAAACCATGACCTCTCTATGTGGTGGGTTCATGCAGCGTCTGCAAACAATCTTGCAAGAAGAAGGTGTAGAGTATGACAAGAACGTTGTCGCACAGTTAATAATGAAGCATGCCCCAGATTGGCGTAGAGTTCTTAATGAGGCGCAGAAGGGATCTGTTTCTGGAACGCTGAGTGTCACCAACATATCGGGCGCCGATATTTCTGACTCATATACACAACTGTTCACCGCAATTAGAGAAAAGAACTTTAAGAAGATGCGAGCATGGGTAGTGAACCATATCGATCTAGAGCCCGCTTCTATCTACCGTGGCATATATGATAAGATGTATGACCACGTCGCACCAAACAGTATACCTCAGTTGGTACTAATTCTTGCCGATTATCAGTACAAGAATGCATTTGTTGCAGATCACGAACTAAATCTCGTTGCTTGTATGACTGAAATCATGGCTAACGTAGAGATAAAGTCTTGAGTCCGTTCGAATTCTTGAAAACGATCAACGATACTAAGGTAAACTTGATCCAACAAGATCCTCAAAATGAAAAGAGTTATAATGGATTTGTTATAAATAGATCTTTATCGTACTTTCCTGACACTGTGTTTCTATCCAATGAAATGAATAGATTCCATCATTTAGGTAGTAAGTTGCAATACGACTTTCTTATAAATATTGTACGTAAAAGAAAGAGATTCTCTAAATGGGATAAACCTGACCAAAGAGCAGACATGGAATGTATCAAGAAGTATTACGGATACAGTGAAAGTAAAGCACGACAAGTAATTGAGCTCTTAACAGAATCACAACTAATAGCAATTAACAAGAAGGTATCCACAGGTGGAAGAGAATAATCTAGTTCAATGGAATTCGGACATGATGTTAGAAATAACTCTGTCTGAACCTGACGACTTTTTAAAAGTCAGAGAAACTCTAACTCGTATAGGTGTTGCCTCTCGTAGAGATAATACCCTATATCAATCGTGCCATATCCTCCATAAGCAGGGTAGATACTTTATCGTCCACTTTAAAGAATTATTTTTATTGGACGGAAAGAAATCTAATCTGGAAACTACAGATATGGAAAGACGTAATACTATAGCAACCCTGCTTGCAGACTGGGGTTTGGTTGGTATAGTTAATAAAGAAGTCGCACGTGAATGTGCACCAATGAGACAGATCAAGATCATCTCGTTTAAGGATAAGTCTGAATGGACTCTGCAACCAAAATATAACATTGGAAATAGTTAAGAGAGAGAGAGATTAAATTATGATAGGTTATGGAATATTTGAAGAACGTGATGATTTTATTAAGAACAAGAAACCGTTCTTTGGTAAGCTGCCAATAGACGTTCCTGCAACGTTTGATTGGAATATGTATATGGAACTGATGGATACACATCCAGAAGAATTATATGACCGTAATACAAAGAAGATGCGACTAGGATTGAATTCATTTCATTCTCGTCCATCAGCACCTCAGTTCGCTAAAGACATTGTTGCTGAGATGGAAGACTTTTTTACTCTACATGCAGGAAAGATTACTAATATTGCATTTAGTGGGTTTGGTCGTGAGAGCGATAGTTACCCATGGCACAATGATTCTATGGACGTGTTCTTATGTCAGGCTATCTCGACTATAGGTTTACGAGTAGAAGGTGTTAATAATGATGAGAAATTCGATTTTAAACCAGGCGACTATGTTTGGATTCCAAGAGGCACTCATCACCAGATCATCCCTAAAGACTCGCGAGTAACATTTTCGTTTGGTGTTGAAGGTGATCCAGATCCCTCGATGTATTTCTAGGATCTAAGCAGTAAAATAACTTTAAGTTATTACTATTATTAAAGTTATAAGTTATATAAATAGTAGGGATGTGCCGAATCGTCGGGCATCCATTTTAAACTTGCTAACTAATTTAGGAGTTAACGACATGACATTAACAGCAAAAACTATATTTCCTCGTTCAGCATTCGTTGGTTTTGATACAATGATTGATGACATGGATCGTATTACACGGCACTCGAATGACACATTCCCTCCGCACAATATTTTAAAGACGGGTGAGGATCAATACCTAATTGAGCTTGCAGTAGCTGGATTCAGCGAAGAAGAGCTTGAAATCGAAGTAAAGAACCGAACACTGACCATTCGAGGTCGCCATAAAGATACAGGAAGAGAGTATATCCATAAGGGTATATCACAAAAAAGATTCGAACGACAATTTAGGCTGTCGGAGTATGTTGAAGTAATGGGAGCTGATTTCAGTCAAGGACTATTGGCCGTCATATTGGAAGTAGTGGTACCTGAAAGTCAGAAGCCTCGTCAAATAGCAATTAACGTGTCTACACAAAGTAGACCTCAAATGTTAAACGAGGAGAAAAAAAATGAGAGCAAAGGCAAAATTAAAGACCAAAGCACGACCATCATACGATAATAGGTTCGAGGATGCGTGTTTATCTTTTGCTGTAGTTACTGTAGTTTATACTATGGTTCTATGCTTACTGCCATTAGTGCAGTAATATAAATAAGAGGGAGAGTCAAATCTCCCTTTTTTTCGTCTAGGAAAAAGTAATGAATTACGATATAGAAAAATTTCATGAACTAGGTTACGTTGTCGTGACTGACTTTCTGTCGGAAGATGAACACCACCGCCTGAACAAGCAGTGTGATTACTTCACCATGCTCGGTAGCAACCTCACCAATAACGAAGATGGGTGGATACTTAATTCCCCTAACAATCCATGTAAGTTAGATGGAGCAATGCATAGAAGTCAAGTGTTTAGAGACCTTGCCTCAAATGATACTTTAAGTAGTATTGCTCGAACACTTCTTGGCCAAGAGAACATAGACACTTATATATCTAAGTTCTTTCCTATGATACCACTCGAAGGGTTCTCTGTAGGTTGGCACCAAGATAACTTTTATATTAAGGCAAATCCTAGTAAACTAATAAGTTGTGACGTGTTTGTCAATGGTGCAGATAAAGAAAATGGATGTCTTCGTATTGCCCCCAACACTCACCACAAAAGTTTTTCCCATAACACCCATTCTCATGGAGTTTTCTATTGGATGTCTGTAGATGACGAAGATCCTACCATCATAGATATAGAGCAAGATTCGATATTTGCAGTGTTCTTTCATCCAAACTTAGTACATAGTTGTTATAAGAACACAAGTGATCGATACAGATATAGTATTGCTTGGGAGTATATACAGGAAGAACACGTGCCTAGAACACATAATAATCATCAATCACAGGATAGGTTTCCCGTAATATGAAAGCAATACAGATTGTAATAAAGGGTGACGAACGATCCGAAGAATACGCAGAGATGTCGCGTAAATCCTTTAAGCGTGCTATCGAAGATGGTTACATAGATTCCATCGAAACCTTTGATGCTATCACCCCCGAATCAGAAAACTTCCAAGAACATGTAGACAAATATACATGGTCTAAAAGTCTCATGACTCTAGATACACTTTCCGGAAATGGTAAGGATGATCATTCTCCTACAGAGAAAGCTGGGATGTGTTCTCACTGGGAACTTATGCGTCAGCAGGGTGAGTCAGACGAGAAGTTCTGGATTATGGAACATGATACTTATTTAATAGAAGAACGTTACGAAGCGTTTAAACTACTCTCTGAGTATTCTGAAAATACTCTCTATGCGAACATCGGACTGTTCATGGGTATGTACTGCATGGACAAAGGGTTTGCTCACTGGTCGCAACACATGTTGACCAACAACGATTTTCCAATAAACTGCGGCCCATACTGCGTTCTACAACGTTTGTTCAGAACATACACCACTGACTACCTTGCTCTCCCAGAAATAAATTATTACGGAATTCGCAATACTGCCTTGCATCCTTGGTCTGGATGTGATACAATAGGCGTAGGTCGTGACATTGGAATTTACTTTAATTTACATGATCACAATCGAGCAGGAATTCCAACACCAACAACTCAGTTGATTTCAAAACGTCTGAGTGTTACTCAAGACCACCATGGCTATAAAGATACGCACATACAAGAACCTTGGACTAGACATAAATTCTTTAAGGTAATTGATTGATAAGGGGTTGACAGACAGCGCTAAATAATGTATAATGTATATTAAATCGTGAAAGGTCTTATATGAATTATCAACCATACAATCTCCAAGATGTCTATGACGCGTCATCTCAGAAAAAATTTAAAGTAGTGTCTACGTTCGCTGGCGGTGGTGGTTCATCCACTGGATACCGACTGGCAGGTGCTGACATTCTCGCAGTTAACGAGTTCGTCGAAGAAGCACGGGTCACCTATAAAGAGAACTATCCGGACACTCCAATTCTTCCTGACGATATCAAACAACTATCTGGTAAAGATTTTCTAGAACTCACTGGTCTCAAGAAAGGTGAACTGGACATTCTTGACGGATCTCCTCCGTGCTCCGCATTTTCGGTTGCAGGCAAACTCTCTCACTCATCTGACGGTAAACACTCTGATGGCTGGGGACAGACCAAGTCCTATAGTAATGGTAAGATTGTCGAGAACATCGAAGACTTGTTCTTTGAGTTCTTACGTGTTGCCGAAGAAATCTCCCCCAAGGTAATCATCGCAGAGAATGTTAAAGGTCTAACCATTGGTGAGGCAAAAG